TGATAACTGGGTGGATGGTGCAGGGTATTTCGCCTGTGGTGGTGAGATAGCAAACCAATAAAAATAGTCCGACCTTTCCAGTGTGTTAAAGCAGACTCAAAATGCGAGTATAACTGACACCGAGGGGGTGCGAAGCCCCTACTTATTATAACAAAAGCTGGCTTCCGTTAAGCGGCAATCTTATTAACTTGTTACTAGGTATATTATGGATCTCATAACGATAGACTTCGAGACGTACTACGATAAAACGTTTTCGTTAAGTAAGATGACAACTGAAGCATACGTACGTGACCCTCAGTTTGAAGTGATCGGTGTAGCAATAAAAGTAAACAATGGACCTACCGAATGGGCAAGTGGAACACATGAACAACTTAAAGAATACTTTGCGGAGTTTGATTGGGGAAACTCTATGGTATTGGCTCACAACACCATGTTTGATGGCGCTATATTGTCTTGGGTATTTGATATTCATCCTAGGGTGTGGGCTGACACTCTTTGCATTGGCCGTGCTATTCATGGGGTGGAAGCTGGGGGAAGCCTCAAGGCGATGGCCGAACGATATAACCTTGGCGATAAAGGAACCGAAGTTCTAAATGCTATAGGTAAACGACGCTTAGATTTCGATGAGGCAGAGTTGAGTCGGTACGGTGACTACTGCATCAACGACGTAGAACTTACATACAAGTTGTTTGGGGTAATGGGTAAGAAGTTTCCACGTCAAGAGCTAAAGATTATCGATCTAACATTACGGATGTTCATCGAACCTATGCTGGATCTAGACCTAGGATTATTAGAGCAGCACCTTGAAGATACCAAAGACCTTAAAGATAAGTTGTTAACAGATGCTGGGGTTGATAAGAAAGACTTGATGAGTAACCCCAAGTTTGCCGAATTGCTTGGGGGGCTAGGCGTTATTGCCCCAACCAAGATAAGCCCCACCACAGAAAAAGAAACGTTCGCTTTCGCTAAGACTGATGAAGCGTTTAAAGCACTGTTGGAACACGAAGATGTGCGCGTACAAACGCTAGTCAGTGCGCGACTTGGTAACAAAAGCACGTTGGAAGAAACACGTACGCAACGGTTTATTGACATAGCCAAGCGCGGACTACTACCTGTTCCTGTTAAATACTATGCCGCACACACGGGACGTTGGGGTGGGGCTGACAAGATTAACCTTCAGAATTTGCCCAGCCGTGGGCCAAACGGCAAGAAACTAAAGAGAAGCATGGTCGCTCCTGACGGATACACGCTAATTGATTGTGATTCAAGTCAGATCGAAGCACGCGTGCTGTCATGGTTGGCAAGACAGGACGACTTAACAGAAGCATTTCGTGTTGGTGATGATGTTTACAAGAAGATGGCGATGTCAATATACGGCGTGAATCGAGAAGAGGATGTTACTAAAGACCAGCGATTTGTAGGTAAAACCACTATCCTAGGTGCCGGTTACGGTATGGGAGCCGTGCGGTTCAAAGAGCAACTGCAATCGTTCGGGTTCGATATGGAGCTGGACGAAGCTCGCCGCGTCATAAACATATACAGAGATACGAACTACCACATTACTCGGTTATGGAAAGACGCCTCTTACACCATAGAAAATATGACCATGAATAACAAAACCCAGCTCGGTATTGGGAACGTGTTAGAGGTATTGCCCGAACAGAACGCAATTAAATTACCGTCTGGTTTGTTGATGTACTACCACGATATAAAGGGCGAACAAGGCGAGAAGGGTATGGAATACACCTATAAAGTACGTCGAGGCCGAAACCGGATCTATGGTGGGAAGGTAATAGAGAACGTATGTCAAGCAGTGGCTCGTTGCATAATCGGTGAGCAGATGTTAAAAATTGCTAAGAAATACCGTGTTGTCTTGACGGTTCATGACTCAGTTGTATGTTGTGTTCCCGAAGCAGAAGTTGCAGAAGCCCAGCGATACATTGAAGAGTGTATGCGTTGGACACCCTATTGGGCTAACGGACTACCAATCAACTGCGAGTCTGGCACTGCCAAGTCTTACGGAGACTGCGAATGAGTCAAGTTGTTGATTTTGAAAAGTATAAAGAGCGGTTCAAGTTACGTAAACGGAGTCGTTTGGTTTATAGGAACGACTTAATACAACAAGAAGACTCGGACATAGTGTTGAGTTCGATTACAGTTGCAGCGTCGAAGGACGAGGTTACTGTGTCCTTAAACCAGTTAGACTTAGGGCAAGACCCACCAACATTTGATACGTTAAGTTTTAATCCAGAAGAGATACCGTTGTTGATCGAAGCATTAATAGAGGTAGATCAGTGTATATCAAAGGAAGAAGATCACTAGATGAGTATTGCACCTTGGTCGTTCAGTAAGATAAAGGCGTTCGAGCAATGCCCAAAGAAGTTTTACCACTTGAAAATTGCAAAGGATTACTCAGAGCCTGAGACCGATGCGATGTATTATGGTACTGCGTTTCATGAAGCAGCCGAACAATACGTACGGGATAACGTACCACTACCACCACAGTTCGACTATGCTAAAGCTGGGCTTGACGCACTGAACGCCAAACAGGGTAAGAAGTTATGCGAGTACAAACTAGGGTTGACTGAAAACCTAGAGCCGTGTGATTTCTTTGCGGATGACGTTTGGTTCCGTGGGATTGCGGACTTGGTGATCCTAGACGAAGAGAACAAACTTGCTTGGGTTATAGATTATAAGACCGGTAAGAATGCTCGCTATGCTGACAAAGGGCAGCTTGAGTTGATGGCACTGGCAACATTCAAACATTTTCCTGATGTTGAAGAAGTGCGCGGTGGGTTGATGTTTGTTGTGTCAAACGAGTTGATAAAAGATACATACCTTTTAGCAAACCAAGGTGAGTTATGGGGTAAATGGTTGGCTGACTACACAACTATGGAGTCGGCTTTTGAGAATGATACGTGGAACGCTAACCCCAGCGGGTTATGTAAAGCACATTGCGTAGTGCTGGAGTGTCCGCACAACGGGAGAAGTTAAATGCCTTACAAAAACAAGTCAGACAGAAAGAAACAAGTTAACAAACCAGTCGATAGCCCTGAGTTCCAGCGTCGTATGGAGCGACAACGCGCTCGACGTGCAATGGATAAGAAAGGCAAAGACGAGAACAACAACGGCAAAGCGGACAAGCGAGAAGGCAAGGACGTTAGCCATAACAAACCACTGGCAAGAGGTGGTAGCAACAAAGACGGTGTAAAGGTAGAGAGTTCGAGTAAGAACCGTAGCCGTAACTTAAAGAGATCACCTGTTGCGAGACAGAAGAAATCTACTAGACGCTGAGCCTGATGCGTCTCTAAAAAACGTACCATAACTTTTTCACACTCGGAAAGGTTTTTATAGTTAGCCATATTGGCCTCCGGTACAAAAATCAGGTTAGTCCAAAGGTAGTTCATACCGATATCGCAGACCTAGCCCCATCTGTGGACGAAGCGGGGCCGTCAGGAGGATACATGAAAATAATAGACAACAAAGCACTACTTTTGCGACTGCGTAATCCGCAAAAAGTAACGACCGTTATACCTGAAAGCAGAGAACTACCTGATAACAAAGTAGTAGTTAAGTGGGGTATAGATGAAGCGCATGTGCTGAAGAACTTAAATATAAAGGTACCTTCACCAATTGAAGGCAAATATAAATGGACGGGTAGATACACCCCGTTTGAACACCAAAAAACTACAGCATCTTTCCTAACACTTAACAAACGCGCCTTTTGCTTTAACGAACAAGGCACTGGCAAAACCGCTAGTGCAATCTGGGCTTCAGATTACTTGATGAATGTAGGGCGAATACGTAGGGCACTTGTGATCTGCCCGTTATCTATTATGGATTCCGCGTGGCGTAACGATCTATTTACTTTTGCTATGCACCGAACGGTTGCGGTTGCGTATGGTTCCGCGAAGAAACGTAGGGAGATAATCAAGGGCGATGCTGATTACGTGATAATAAACTATGACGGTGTAGAGATTGTAATGGACGCCATTATCGACGGCGGATTCGATCTAATTATTGTTGACGAAGCAACCCACTATAAGAATACACAAACCAAACGTTGGAAAACCCTAAACGCATTGCTTACCCCTGAAAAATGGTTATGGATGATGACCGGTACCCCTGCGGCACAAAGCCCAGTGGATGCTTATGGGTTAGCAAAACTTGTTAACCCCGTTGCCGTACCGAGATTCGCTGGTTCTTTCCGAGACCAAGTAATGTATAAGGTAACTAATTTTCGTTGGGTGCCTAAAGAAGATGCAACTGACACAGTGTTCAGGGTTCTCCAACCAGCAATTCGATTCACCAAGGATGAGTGTCTAGATTTACCGCCGATGGTGTATGTAAAACGGGAAGTTGAACTTACCAGACAACAGACTAAATACTATAAGTTGTTAAGAGATAAAATGATTATGGACGCAGCGGGGGAGCAAGTAACTGCTGCCAATGCAGCGGTTAACATGAACAAACTACTACAAATATCTTGTGGTGCAGTCTACACCGACGCTGGAGATACGCTAGAGTTTGATATCTCACACCGCTATAGAGTCTTACGTGAAGTAATCGACGAATCAAGTAAGAAGGTATTGGTCTTCGTACCCTTTAAACATGCTATTGATATACTGTCAGGCAAATTAGAAAGTGATGGCATCAGTACAGCGGTCATACGTGGTGATGTGTCATTACCGAACCGAACAGAAATATTCAGGCGGTTCCAAAAAACCGAAGACCCTAGGGTATTAATTATCCAACCCCAAGCAGCGGCTCACGGTGTGACCCTGACAGCGGCGAATACGGTGGTGTGGTGGGGGCCAACTAGTTCACTGGAAACGTACGCACAGGCCAACGCCCGTGTACATAGGTCGGGCCAAGACCACAAGTGTACCGTAGTCCAACTGCAAGGATCTGCCATAGAAAAACGTGTTTATGCTATGTTAGACAATAAAATCAATGTACATACAAAAATGATTGATTTATACAATGATTTACTTGCGTAGTACATAATTATCCATTATAGTCGTTCGTTCGATAAGTGAAGGAGATCGAAATGAGCAACGGAGAATCCATATCTTTAGACAAGTTAGTCAAGACTTATATAAAGATTCGTGAACGACGTTCAGAACTGAAAGCCGAATTTGATGCCCAAGATGCTCCACTAGTGCAGCAACTTGAAGCTGTCAAAGGGGCTTTGTTAACGCATTGCAAACAGCATGACGTTGATAGCGTTAGGACTTCCGAGGGACTGTTCTATCGGACAGTTAAACAATCGTATTGGACTAGTGACTGGGACAAAATGCACGAGTTTATTCTTGAGCATGGTGAGCCTTCGCTGCTAGACAAACGGATTAATCAGAAGAACATGAAACAGTTCTTGGAAGAAAACCCAGACTTATTACCGAAAGGTCTTAATTCTAATTCTGAATACACCATATCTGTTAGAAGGAACAAAAAATGACACCCCGATTAGTTTCAATCAAAGAAGTTGCCCAGCACTTTATGGTCTCTGAGCGACTAATCCGTAATTGGATGAAGGAAGGGCGTATACCTAAAAACACGTACGTCCATATCAATCAAACCTACCGGTACGATCTTGATGCGGTCACTAAAGCGTTACTTAGTGCAGTTGACGAGGATATTCCTGCCCCTACGTGGGATGAAGTTAGCCCCGAAAAGGACCGCATTGAAGTGCCCGATCTGGATACAGATGAAGATTACTGATGAAAGATAGTGTTAAGAGAGTAAGCATACGCACCAAGAAGTTCGAGGGTACCCCCTCCGAAAGTGGAGATAGTATTGATGTTGTGGTTGTGGGTGTTGCCTATAAATCAAGAATATACTACAAAGATGAGTACGACCCTGAAAAGGTATCTACTCCTACTTGTTGGTCCAATAACACTGAAACACCCGCTTTAGACGTTCCAGAAGAACAGAGGCAGTCTGGACGTTGTGTAGATTGTGTCCGCAATATTAGAGGTTCTGGGAGAGGCGCTGGCCGTGCATGTAGATTTGTACAGCGGTTGGCAATTGTTTTAGAAGATGATCTGGAAACAGTTTATCAACTACAACTACCCCCGACTTCTATATTTGGTGACGCAGTAGATGGGGCTATGCCCTTCCGTGCTTATGCACGGTACCTTGAGGCGCGTGAGACGCCTTTTGTCGCCGTAGTAACGAGGATTTATTTCGATACTGAAAGCGATACACCAAAACTCTTCTTTAGGCCAATACGCCCACTGGAAGAGCAGGAGTTGGAGACCGTCAAAGAAATGATGGAACACGCAGATACTATTGCTGCTGTTACCTTAAGTGTAACGCCAATAGAAGATGCTAGTGTCTCACCATTCACCGAAGTTGATGGTTTTACATTTGATGACTAGACGTTTGGAGAAAACGAGATGAACCACCTTATAAAGGACGTAGAAGTCCTATACCCACGTATCAATAAAACCTACCGCTTTGATGCAGCGGAAAACCGTAGTGTGCCATGCGATCCGTTTGATGACGGTGCAGCATACTCCATGCAGTTTCGTATGGACGCGGCACAAGCTAAGGAGCTTATGGGCGCTATGGCTAAAGCATACGCTGAGAAGCGTGAAGCTAAATGGCCTGAGAAGATACCGATGCCGTTCAAGAAAGACGAGGACGGATCGTTCATTGGTAAAGCCACACTAAAAGGTGCATACGGCAAAGAAGCTACCAGTAAACCTATGCAGGTAGACGCTAAAAACAAACCGTTAGCTGACGACTTTATGCTGACTACTGGCAGTACCGCTAGTATTGCTGTCGTGCTATTTCCGTACAACATGCGGGAAGCTGGCGTGTCGTTACGATTACGCGGCGTGCAAGTCACTAAGTATATACCCCTACAAACTGCATCACCGTTTGGTGTAGTAGCCGGTTTTACTTCCGGTAGTGACGACGATATGTTTGCTGATGTGACTGTCGCTGCACCTGTCACCGCCGAAGAGGTTGAGGTGGTAGAAGAAATCGACGTGGTGGAAACACCTATCGAAGAACCGAAGAAGAAAGTAGTTAAACAGAAGTCATCTGCACCTAAAGACGAAGCTGATCTTAGTGCAATCGTTGACGGTTGGGACGACTAACCCCGACTTTCTTGGGTACGTTCTTGAGCATACCCATGTTTTTAACTTATACCACGGCTAGGCTTACCGAAAAGGGTGGAATACTACCCCTGCCGTGGTAACTTTCGGTTCTGAGATCGCTATGGAAACAACAAAATTTTTAGAAAGCGCCCTAGCAAACGATGGACTGTATTGCATTTTTGCAGCCAATAAGAAGACAGACAGACGAGTACAGAAGTTCTTTAACTCTGTTGTTGATTTGGTGGAGAATGCAAACGACCTAGACAATCAAGGTTACGATGTTTATTTTGCCTTATCTACTTTTAAGGAAGACAAGTCCCGCAAGGTAGATAATGTTAAGTACGTAAAAACATTCTTTTTAGATTTAGATTGCGGCCCATCCAAAGAGTTTGCTAATCAACGAGACGCACTAGCTGCGTTACAACAATTTTGCAAGACCAACCTATTACCCCGCCCAACATTAATTAACTCCGGTCGTGGAGTGCACGTCTATTGGGTGTTGAAAGAATCAGTCTGTCTTGATGACTGGCTACCTGTAGCAGAACGCCTCAAGGCTTTATGTAACAGAAACAAGTTTCTAGCTGACCCCGCAGTTACGGCGGATGCAGCACGGGTATTGCGTGTACCCACAACCCACAACTACAAACCTGACGATCCAGTGAAAGTATCTTTTATAGGGTCAACGGATTCGACGTTGGTGGACTTTGATAGTTTTTCCCTGTTGCTTGGCGGCGACATGATACCAGTTCCCTCAAAAAGAATAGAGGGTGCGAACGCGATGATGCACGCAGCTCTTGAAAACCAAGAGTTTAAGTTCAAACGTATCGTGAGACGTTCTGGTGTGGATAAGGGGTGCTTGCAGATATACGACGCACTAACTAAACCTAATGAAGTATCAGAACCAATATGGCGGGGTATGCTATCTATATTGAAAGCGTGTAGTGACGGTACTAGAGAACGAGCGCACCAAATATCGAAAGGGTACGTTGGGTACGACCCCGAAGAGACAGACGCTAAATGGGATAGGTTAACGTCTGATAAACGCTATACGTGCAATAAGTTTGAGGAACATAAACCAGAAACTTGTTTAGCGTGCCCGAACCGCACGAAGTTAAGATCACCGTTGCAGATAGGTAAGTTGATAAAAGAAGCAACTGAGGAAGATAACGTGGTGCAGGAACCCGCGTTAGATTTGCCTCATGCTCCACTGAATACTTACGTAATACCAAAATACCCCTTCCCGTATTTACGTGGTGCGAACGGTGGGGTGTATCTACGCAGTAAGGATTCAGAAGGGAACGAAGACGAAAAACTTATTTATCGCAACGACATATATGTAGTGCAGCGAGTCATAGACCCTGAAATCGGGGAACAGATAGCGATACGGTTGCATCTACCACAAGATGGTGTACGTGAATTTACACTACCACTAACTGCGGTCGGAGCTAAAGATGAGCTTAGAAAGCAATTAGCGATGCGTGGTGTAGCTGTACCTTTCGTAGATGACCTTATGAAATACATACTCACTTGGATTAACGAACTACAGGAGACAACAGTGGCGCAAAAAGCTCACAGGCAGTTTGGTTGGGTAGGAGAAGATACTGATTCTTTCGTTCTAGGTAACCAAGTAATAACAAAGGACGGTGTTGAATATAACCCGCCGTCAGCACAAACCGCAGGTTTGTTCCCCGCGTTTGAACCCAAGGGCACGCTGGAGGAATGGAAGGAACTCATGCAGTTCTATAATAGGCCGGGGTTTGAACTACACCAATACGTTATATGTGCAGGGTTTGGTTCGATACTAATGCACTTCATGGGTGGTTTAGCGTGTTCTGCAATGCACCTGCATAGTAAAGATTCTGGGCTTGGTAAGACTACCGCAATGTATGCTTCGTCAACTATATGGGGTAACCCTAAACAGTTAGTGTTAGATGAGCAAGATACACATGCCAGTAAGATGTTACGGTCAGAAATACTGCATAACTTACCGCTATACATAGATGAGATGACCAACACTAGCCCCGAAGATCTGAGCACCTTGGCGTATCAGTTTACTTCGGGGAAGCAGCGAGCGCGTATGGTGAGTGGTAGCAATACAGAACGTCTCAGAGGTGAACCTTGGAGCCTACTAGCGATTACTACAGGGAACACAAGTGCGATAGAACGTATCAGCCTACGTAAAGAAAATCCCAGTGCAGAGGCACAACGGATATTAGAGATCCAAGTCGATAAGATATTTAAAAGTCCAGATACTAAAGAGGAGACAGATATTTTTAGTGCAAAATTATTTAAGTGTTACGGGCACGCTGGGCCTATCTTCCTTAAGTACGTGATGGAAAACCCCGAACAAGTACGCTTGCTAGTAAAGGAAATACAACTGCGTATAGATAAGAAAGCTGGTATGGCTTCTGAGAACCGGTTCTGGTCAGCAGGGGCTGCGACTACAGTTGCAGGGGGCGTCCTAGCAGAGCGGCTTGGGTTACTACCCTACGATATGGGGGGTATTACTAACTGGATAGTAGGCAGGCTTACGGAAAACAAGCGTCGTGCAGGAGATATGGCGGTATCGCTAGAGCAAACGCTAAACGAATACATCAATGAGCATTACGATAACATCTTAAAGATAAAAAGCACCAGTGATTTACGGAAGCAAGATGGTTCCGCGATGGATTCATTAATACAACCTGATGCCGTGCCTCGTGGCAAGCTAGTGGCTAGGTATGAAACAGATATCAAAAAGCTGTATCTAATACCGAAACCGTTTCGTATATGGTGCGGCAAGCAACAAATAAACTACGGTTCTTTCGTTAATGAGTTGGTGAATAAGTTAGGTGCCAAGCGTGCGAAGGTGCGGTTAGGTAAAGGCACGCACTTCCAAATGAAGGGGCAAGACGTGATTATAGTGCAGATGGGTGACGATGATGAAGCGGGGGATACTGCGGACGTACGACCTAAATCCTGACGGGGTTCGGGTTGTAGTTAAGTGGCATGAAGTGCAAGTGGGTATGTCTATATTTATACCTTGCATAAACACCAACAAAGCAATGGAACAGGTAAAGAAGATAACAGCAAAATGGAGTTGGGATATAGAGGTTAGGGTAGGCGTAGCGGGGGATAAATGGGGTGTTCGTGTCTGGCGTATTTTATGATATATTGCGCTTGACAGTTCGTCCTCCTTCTCGCATATCGTTCTGTCATCCTCCTGCTCTTAGAGCGCCCCCTCTTCGGAGGGGGTATCCTAACTCCTTAACCAAGGAGTACCCAATGGAAGCAACTAAAACCGAACTATTACTCGCGTGGATGACGATAGTTAAGCTGCGTGACAGTAACGTATTAGACGCTGGTGACGATCAAATTATGTTGAGCGCGTTGCATATACTAGATAAAGAACAGAATCTACTGGAAGACAGTTAGGTTATAACCCAAAGTCACTGGCGAAGGTCGGCGAGTCATCCCAGTCATCTCCAAGACTCTGTAACTTATTACGCAACCTTGGACTTAACGTAACGCCGTAGTGCATCTTAGCGGTAGTTCGCATGTGCTGCGCCATAGACCGTTTAATCGTGTCTGGTGTAATGCCGTGTTCTGGATGTCTACCATTGAAGTCCACCATATCTTCCATGATACGTTGTACTGCTGACACGTTGTTGTTACGCATACCTACATAGTATTTACGTAGGAGCTTAGTGCGTTCTTCATTAGTTGCACGATCTATCTTTTTAAGCGAAGCGTTTTGTTGTAGCTGTCGCGTATACTCCGCTGGTGCGAAACCCATAAACTGTGCAGCAATATGTCCCGCATTAAAGTCCTCGACGATAGGGTCACCACGCAGCGTGCGTGCGCCTTCGTTAGCAAACCGTACGCTCTTAAAACCATTCCTTATGGCGGCTGGCATGGCAGCTTCTACACCACGTAGCATTTCACCTTCGCCCCAAAGTTTGGCTCCACGCTCCATCTGCAACATAGAACCTAACACAGGGCCACCTAATTGTTCCGCTGCGGTGAAGAATACACTCTGGTCTTTTTCTATCATCCTGTCACGGAAGATCAAGTTAGACAGCCCCATCCTGCTGGCTACGTCTACACCAAACAGATAGTTGACTACACCACCGTACGGCCCTTCGCCGATATACTTACGTACAGAGGTTTCAAAATCTTCTTCGTCGTCTTCCTTAAACATGTTAGAGATCATGGCAACGACGCCAAAGAACGGTAGCCCCTGTACCCCTGCGACTAACGCTGCACCACCAAACACCCCTCTAAGTTGTGCCCGTGCAATCTTGCGAGCCTTCTCGTTTCCTGTGAACGAAGTGTCGATGAGGTCATACAGCATGAAGTACATGGCTGATCCGTACCGCTTGAATAGGAACGCTACCTTACCGATACCGTCTTGTGCTATACGTGGCGCTGCCGCAGCAGCAATACCACCATTAGTCATCTCAGTAACGTTCAGTGCATCAAGTGCAATGTCATTCAGTGCTACCTCGCCTAACTGCTCCCACTGATTGGGTTTTAACCCTTTATCTTTAAGTTTCTTCTGTAGCGCCAAATCGTACGCCATTATCATAGCGACCTGTCGGTTAGCGCGTTCTCCGTGGTGAAATATAAACCCTGTTATAGAGTTAACCTTAGCCATCGGGTTGTCTATTGAGTCAACATCTGCGATATCGTAAGCAATAGAACGGTTTAACTGCCCTAAGTCATCTGCCAGCTTGGATAGTATTGCGAACCTTCGCAACGGGTTATTCTTATCCATGCCGTCAAAATCATAATTGTCTAATGATTGTGCAGCGGTGATCTCTTCTTTGGTTTTGCCGTCTGGCCCCATCACTTCGACCTTACGTTTGTTACCGCTACCCATAAAGATCTTTGTGGCTTCTTGCAGGGCTTTAGCTGTATTGCCGTATCCGTATTGAGCACCTAAGTAAGGCACAACTACCATCGGTATCTGTGACAAGTTGACCAGCGCAGAAGATATGTTCAAACCTAGCGTCATGTTGAAACCGAAGCTGGTAGCAAGGCGTGCCCAAGGCTGCACCATAGGACTAGCTGCCCAAGCTGCACGGTCACTAAGCTCGTTGGCTAACAGTGCTGCTATATCCTTGTCCTCTTGGGATATATCTTTTCTTTTGTTAATACCCGCTGCTTGTTTATTAAAATCGTCTTGTAAGGCTCGCATCTGTGCGCCGTACTTTATTCTAGACAATTGTTGCCCTAGATTTAGTGCACGGTTACGTAAACCAAAAATAATATCGTGGTTTGGTATCTGCCGTTCGGTAGGCGTTACGTCACCCATAGCACCACGTCGGTTCTTTCTGTGTCTAAACGAGTTAGCGAAAGAACGTTCTGGCAACGTATCTAAGAACAAACGCATGATCTGCTCTTGTATTGGGTTTTTAGAATCGATACCACCTGCTTCTAAGATATCAAGCACGTTGTTGACAAACGAAGTAGGTGGGGCGTTCTTTCTAAAGTTAGCTTGCTCTAGGCTGGCAAATGCGTTTACCCCGCTGATACTTTTTATCGCTTCAGCTTTGGTTTTACCGGTGTCAGCTAACA